AGCCGCTGGCTACAAGCCGGCGGCGGGCGTCTTACGGGCCCGGTCCGGAGACCTCATACCGAAGTATGTTCGTAAGAGCAAATTTTGGTGTCTGATCTTAGGATTGGGATACCACCGAAAGTTCCTTAGATGGAAACGTCCCGGCTACTCCCCGTTGGACCCCATGGCCGCGCCTCTTGGCGACAGCGATGCTCCTTGGTCGTCTAGTCTTGAGCCGTGGCACGGAGTAGACCCATCTAACATCTTATTTAAATACAATGAAAATATTCAAAGATACTTATTTAAGAATGCCAAACGGGCCTATGTCTGCAGCATTCGAGCACTCCTGGGTGAAGCTTTACAGCTTCATCCTAGGCGCTCTGGGACTGCCCGTGGGTTTCCTGGACACTACCATTCCTTTCTTTTCTCGAGTATCAAAGATACATCGGGAGAGAGGGAAGGTGGGTCTGGGAATGTACCTTAAGGAGTGTCAGCGTTGCCTTCTTCAGTACCTAGCTGGATCCCCACAAGGGAAATCCAGTGTAGGACTGATTAAGGGTCTTCCCCGTATCCTGCCCGGAGTAATCCGGACGGGAATACTGGAGGAGAACAACGCTGCCATTCGGACTGCCCTCACTCTTTTGGGATTTGTGAGGACCGTCTACCATAAGGGGGTTATAGCATTTTCCAACATTACCGAACCGACGAAATGGGACCCTTCCCAAAGTAAGCGGAATCGGATGATGAAGGAAGTGCGACTAGCCCTTAAGTGGCTTGGGGTACGGGCCTATGTCGCGCCGAAGGTACCTGTGGAAGGAGTAAAATCCAACCGTCAGGGACCTAACGGGCATGCGACATTGGCTGCCCATTGGGACGCCTTTGCTTTGCAGGGAAGCGACCTTTGGGCCACATACAAGGAGTTTGCTCAACTCCTTGGTGTACCGTCCCTCGTTAGCCGTGTAGAGGCCCTCGCTCTTGTCACAGGATCTTTGGTGACGGAGCTCCCTTTCTTATTACGGGTCCTGCCTCAGCGCTTTGCTTCTTTAGGGAAGCTTGGCGTGAAGGACGAACCTTGTGGTAAGAAGAGAGTTTTCGCCATCTCAGATTACTGGACCCAGACCATCTGTAAGGGGCTCCACGATTACCTTATGAAGGTATTGCGGAGACTCCCTATGGATGGGACCTGGGATCAAGGCAAAGCCGCCGACCGGGTTGCGAAATGGACCGCGACTGATCAAAAGCTTTATTGCTTCGACTTGTCAGCGGCCACAGATCGCTTTCCGGGAGGCTTCATTGCCATGGTCTTGAGCGTCCTTATAGGAGATCGGGCAGCAACGTTATGGTTACACCTTCTCACAGCGCGCGACTATTGGTACCAGGGCGCCGCTTATCGCTATTCCGCAGGACAGCCTATGGGTACACTTTCATCGTGGGCCAGCTTTGCGCTGACTCACCATGTTGTGGTCCAAATAGCTGCCATGCGGGCGGGGCGGGACAGGTTGTTCCAAAACTACGTTCTCCTCGGTGATGACATAGTCATCGCCGATGATGATGTAGCGGAGGAGTACCGTGATCTCATGTCGTGGTTCTCAGTCCAAATCAATGACTCGAAGTCGTTGATAGGAGTGGGAACCGCCGAATTTGCCAAGCGGCATTTCCGGAAAGGACGTGAAATCACAGGTATGCCGGGATCTCTCATCATCCTCGCAGGTACACGTTTATCTGGACTTAGAGTCCTGGTAGACGTGGCCCTGAGTCGAGGGTGGGAAGTCTCGGGGCAATCCGTTCTCGCTTCGATCACTTACCTTCTCCCCTCCATAGGAGTGGTAAGGAAGTGGCGATTCGTTCTTGTATCC